ATGCTCACCGTTAAGCAGATTGAAGCAGCAAAGCCGAAAGAAAAACCATACCGCCTTCTCGATGGTAATGGCCTGTACCTTTATGTTCCTGTATCCGGGAAAAAGGTATGGCAGCTTCGCTACAAGATTGACGGTAAGGAGAAAATCCTGACCGTCGGAAAATATCCGCTAATGACTTTGCAGGAGGCAAGAGATAAAGCATGGACCGCGAGGAAAGACATCTCGGTTGGCATCGATCCGGTAAAAGCGAAAAAGGCTTCGTCTAACAACAATTCCTTTAGTGCGATTTACAAGGAATGGTACGAGCACAAGAAGCAAGTCTGGTCAGTAGGCTATGCAAACGAACTTGCCAAAATGTTTGACGACGACATTTTACCCATCATCGGCGGCCTTGAAATTCAGGATATTGAGCCGATGCAACTGCTGGAAGTAATCCGCAGATTTGAAGATCGCGGTGCAATGGAGCGAGCCAACAAAGCCCGCAGAAGATGCGGAGAGGTTTTCCGTTACGCTATTGTCACCGGAAGGGCTAAATATAACCCGGCACCTGACCTTGCAGACGCCATGAAAGGATACCGCAAGAAGAACTTCCCGTTTCTTCCTGCAGACCAGATCCCGGCATTCAACAAAGCACTGGCAACATTTTCAGGAAGTATCGTATCGCTTATTGCGACTAAAGTTTTACGCTACACCGCCCTAAGAACGAAAGAACTTCGTTCCATGCTATGGAAGAACGTCGATTTTGAAAACAGGATTATCACCATCGACGCCAGTGTGATGAAGGGTCGCAAGATTCATGTAGTACCGATGTCAGACCAGGTAGTTGAACTTCTCACTACGCTAAGCTCAATCACCAAACCAGTATCAGAGTTTGTTTTTGCCGGGCGCAACGATAAGAAGAAGCCAATCTGCGAGAACGCGGTGCTACTTGTGATCAAACAAATCGGCTATGAGGGTCTGGAAAGCGGTCACGGATTCAGGCATGAATTCAGCACGATTATGAACGAGCACGAATGGCCTGCTGATGCTATTGAAGTGCAACTGGCACATGCCAACGGCGGATCTGTGCGCGGGATTTACAACCATGCTCAGTATCTCGATAAACGCAGAGAAATGATGCAGTGGTGGGCGGACTGGATTGATGAAAAGGCGTGATGCTTTCCATCTTTCCATTCGGATTCCTCCTACCAGATTTACCTGGAGAGTGATATAGTTAATCTTTTAAAAAGTTACATGGGCTTTGCATGTCTTCTAAATTTAGGAATGATATTAATGGGCTAAGGGCTCTAGCGGTCGCAGCTGTTATTATATATCACTTTAATAGCTCTTATATGTCAAGCGGATTTGCAGGAGTGGATGTTTTTTTTGTTATCTCTGGATACCTGATGACATCCATAATAGTTAATAAATTCAATGATGGTAATTTCAAGCTTTTTGATTTCTACCTATCCAGAGCAAAAAGAATCATACCATCATTAATAATAGTCTGCTTTGCTCTGTTGATTTTTGGTTTTTTATTAATAGAACCTGGTACTTATCAGCTAATAGGTAAGCATTCGGCAAGCTCTCTTACATTCATATCAAACTTTACCTATCTATTTGAATCTGGATATTTCGACCAATCATCCAAAGAAAAGTTTTTGCTGCACACTTGGTCACTATCTGTTGAGTGGCAGTTCTACTTGATTTATCCATTTATAATAATATCAATTTCTAAGCTGTTTGGCATAACAAGGCTGCGAGCGGCGCTAGCGTCTCTATCGGTGATTGGATTTATAATTTCTTTAATTATATCAAAAGAAGATATATCTTTATCTTACTATATGTTTTTTAGCAGAGCATGGGAGATGATAGTAGGTGGAGTTATTTTCTTGCTTCCATCAATAATGACGCAGACAAAGAGACTGACTTTAGAAATAATAGGGTGCATTGGTATAATATTATCATTTTTTGTTTTTACTGAACAAACGTTATGGCCGGGGACTCCAACTCTAATGCCTGTAATGTTCACTGCATTGGTTATATATGCTAATAATGAAAAATCAATTCTATCTGCAAGGCCAATTCAATTAATCGGTAAGATATCATATTCTATATACTTGGTGCATTGGGTAATATTAGTATCATTAAAAAAACTGTATATAGACTTTGGGTTTGCTGCATACCTGATATCAACATTAATGCTATCTTTTGCATTATATCACTTTGTTGAAAAAAGGCGTAGCTTTGGGAAAATATGGGTTTATTTGTATGTTTTATGTTTTCTCATTTCGCTGGCCGTCTCCTTGAATGGAGTCAGATCGCGAACAAGTGGGTCAGATGATTACAGAATGAGCCTTCAGGAGTTCAGAGACAAGTACGAAGGAAGTGATGGAGTAAAGGATAGCCTCAAACCTATCTTCTTCAACTCTAACGAAGATGACTTTGAATATATATTAATTGGAAGTAGCCATGCAAAGCACTATTACTCATATATAAAATCAAAAGGTTTGAAAGTGGTGTCGCTTGCGCTTGATGGGTGTAACTCAACAAAAAACAGGTATACCAACTACCGTCCGGAATCATGCGCCCCTCGCTATGATCAAGTGGTAAAATTCATCAATGACCATCCTGGCAAAAAGGTAGTTTGGGCTACTTTGTGGACTTGGGTTGGGATCCCTAGAGATAGCTCCAAAAATAATAATGAGAGTACTCTAGATGTGATAAATGAAGAAGTAACTGCATTTATAGGTGACATTAATAAATCAAATAGTGACATTTATCTTATAGGTGACGTTCCGGGCACTAAGAAACTAACATTTGAATGCATGGCTAAAAATTCGCTGCCTTTGAATAGATATTTCAATTTGGGCGGATGCAGTGACAAGCAAAAGTATGAGGACGATGGTGTTGATGCAACACTATCATCCATAGCTAGAAAATATGATAACGTTCACTTTATAGGGGCTGCAAACTCCTTGTGCTCATCAGGTGAATGCATGTTGATATCTGAAGGTAAACCAATTTATACAGATTATGGTCACCTTTCAAAATATGGTGCAAATATAGTCGGAAAGTATATATTCAGTAAAGTTAATTAAACCAAGACCCCTCAATCCTGAGGGGCTTTTTTTTACGCGGTTAATATCCAGCGCTTATCATAATAATGCATTAATCCTTGTGATGTTATTTTCATATGCACGATTGCTTGAGAAAAAGCGGCGGCAGCAAAACTTACCCTAAGAAATGTTTGTGAGCCGTTATTGTATTTAGATGTGGTAATGCCGGTTAGGTTTTTACTTCCAGCAATCATATTTGACCAAACATTACTTGAAGCTAAAGTGGCTTGATCTTTTGCTGATACGCTTACCAATATAACTCCACCGGTCTCACCAGTTCCGCCCAATCCATTCTGATTAATTGGCATAATCTTTAACTCTGCTGCGATAAAACCCCCCCCCGTATATGAAGCTTCTTCACCAATCGTTGAAATAAGAATATCAATATTTCTTCCATATGGTACCAAAACCGTCGCATCTTCAGTTAATACCTGAGTGTATGTGGCGTTTTTAGCTTGGTGTTTAGCGGAAAGAACCACACCATCAGAACCAGTTCGAAAGCCGATTCCAGTATGTTCCCCGTAGTATTTACCGTAATAATTTATTCCTCTGACGTCAAATTCTGAAATAGCACTTCCGGTTGTGTTTTTTACGAAAATGAACTTATCACCGAAGGTGAAACCTCGGCACTGATATTTATTCGTTGGATCGGCAATGTTTTTAAGAAAGGAAATTCCCTTATAGGCTTTAACGTACCCACTTTCGAAACGAAAGTTCACAGGACCCTTTTGTTCATTTGCTGGTAATTCAACAAAATGAGTAACCGTGGCTCCGCTAGGGTCCTGAATCCAGCAGGAAATGTTCTCAACGGTTGCAACTGATTGGCCGTCCTCTTCATTGTAATCTGCAAAATCAAGAGCGTGCGTACCATTTATCCCTTCGATACCCATACCTTTGATAGAAAGAGAGCGGAATCCATAGAACTTATGAGGTAAAGAACAACCATCTGCAGCAATATTATTTACGGCAACGTACATTAATGGCCCCGGAGCCTTTACAGGTTCATAGGTTTCTCTATCAATCACAGCCCCCCAAAGATAACCAACACCACATTGCGAAGACCAAATTGCAGAGACATCAGTACTTGTTCCCCATATTGCAAATCCGTATGTGCAATCATACATAAAAATATTTTGTATGACGCTGACAAATGGACACGATGGGAGCGCAAATTTATAATGGTAGAAGTCTATATTAGTTAGCTTCCAGTTCTTTCCGCCACCATACGTGGTGCTAGGACCACTTAGCAAAAGTGGACACCCTGTATATTCAGAGTCAGCGTTTCTGAAACCAATATTTTCAATATGTAAATTATGACCCCATGAGGACATGTAAAAACCGCCATTTCCTGACGTATAAATCAAACTCTGCCTCGGGTTATCACCCTTAATATTTAAGGTGATGCCTTCCCATCTAAACTGGCTAATGTCAATTTGAGTGTTACCAATATATATAGGCTGGTCTATAAAAATAGGAAGTTTAGTTAGATAAGCTTTATTAAGTGCTAATCCATCATTTGTTACACCTGTTAAATCGACGCCACCCATGCTTGGCGCTTTTGGGTAAGGCGTTCCCTGAATAGTACTTCCATCAATATAAGGAGCATCCATCCACGCTCCAAACATACGTGGTGTTACGTACCCCTTACCTTGAAGATCACGTTTCCAGCGTTTACCACCCACAGTGACAATGACCATGCCGTTATCATCTGCAGAAGTAGAATCTGTGAAATCGGCCACAAACAGACCACCACCAGTATCGCCTGATACTGTCGGCTTCATGCCTGTGGTGTGGAAGTCGACGAAAATCTTTTGCTGATCTCGCTCAGGCTCAATTGTCCTTAACATTGCTATATCAGGGCATGTCCCGATGTATTTAAGACCGTCTTCCCCTGATAGAGATACTTTAAGCTGATCAGGATCATATTTAAGAACATTCGGAAAATAGAACTGCTGTGCACCATATGCATCATAAACAGCCATAGAATGGCCTTGCACAGTTACGAATTTAGCAATCTGCCCATTATATACCGGATATCCAGCGGCGTTAATGATGATTGGTTGCGAAACAGGAATGTGAGAGCCATCTTCGTTCTCCACATAAACCTGAATCTGGTTTTCAGGATTTACCGGGTCAGTGTCAATTTTACCGATATAAATTTTGCCATTGGCTACGGCTTTAAAAGAACGAGCCATAGTGAAGAGTTGCGATGGCATACTCACTACAACATTGGCTGTAATGTCTGTCATTTAATTTGCTCCAGATGCAAGGAATCGCCGCAGCATGGCTACGGTTGGTATTTGTTTGGTTTTTGAACTACGAAAATTTCGTAGTGCTATCCATCAAGGCCATCGCCGCTTAGTTGCTGCGGTGAATTTTGGGCATAAAAAAACCCAGCCGAAGCTGGGTCGTTGCGTTGGTTATCTGTCAGTAGTTATGTACTGAAGGAGGTAATTCTTTATTCTTAAGTCTCATCCATGCGGAAAGATTCGTTGGTCCGTCTGGCTCATTGATATCAACATCTCGTGAGTGATTGATTAAAACGTCTCTCGCTATATCGATAATACGGGAGAACTCATAACCGCAGTCATGACATCTGCCGGAATAGTTCGATTGAATTTGTTTCAGCGCCGGATACAGTTCGCGGAATAATGCCTGTGAACGGTTAGCATAATCCCATAGCCATACAAGGCTGTTTGCTTCTTTTTCAGAAAGCTCGTTGGTTTTCTTCTCTTGTTTGCCGATGAACTCGCCTTCAAGCACTACCCTGTGGATGTACTCTACGGCTTGCGGTATCTGAGATGCATCAAGCTCTTCAATACTTTCCACATTGAAACGCTGATGAATCATTGCATAAGCTTCTGGGTACATTAGATGCTTTTTGCTGACCAGCATATTTACAGCATCACGAAGCGGAGTCCTGTCATCAACAGATGTTTTCTTACGTGCATTTTCTGCCTTTCCCTTTGTCCAGTAGTCATGCAGCACAGTAAAGCATTCTTCCTGGTACTGAATCAGTTTATCGCGGATGTCAGCACGAACTTTCTCAGGGTTGATGCTGAACAGCCATCCATTTAACTTCTTCAAAGGAAGGCAGAGTAGCTTACGAAGCTTACCATCAGCGGCAACCATATTCATATGAATACAGTTGAACTTATCTAGTTGTTTCATAAGTTTTTGTTGCTGAGTACCCCAGCTCATTCCGAGGTTTTCAACGATTGGCTTCATCGCAACATATGCAACTCCGGCAGCCATGGCGGTGATAATCTGCTGACCATTGAAAGGCACGTAAGAGGTGTTCACTGCTTCTAAAATTGCTATACTATTCATGTTGGTTTTTCTCCAAGGATTTACCGACAACCGAAGCCCTGACTGTTACCGCAGTTGGGGCTTCAACGTTTTTCCACTTCATTTTGAATTTGCTTAAGTAGCATATTTGTCTCGTCAAGCCTCTTGTTAATACGGTCAAGGCTTTCTACTAAATCGTTATGTGCATGTGATACTTCGTAATTTGAGACTGATTTCTTTTCCTCTATCGTCTTTGTCAATCGTTCCCCTGATTGATACATATTGATTAACGATGTAAAAATCACGAGCAAGCAAACTACAATGATTGCGCCAGACAAAAATTGTAAAGAACGATCAAGCAATGACACCTTCATACCGTAATCCCCTCTCTCTTCAGACTGTCCAGCAATCGCTTAATCACTTCCGAGTTAAACGACCGGCATTCTTCTTTGGCCTTTCCTGTAATCGCATCTTTTAGCGACTGAGGCATTCTCACCAAAATTCTGCTAACTTCTTTTTCCATATCGCCACCACGTGAGTTATTGTGAATCACAAACATATCACCGTGACTATATCAAGTCAAAATTTTTTTGAATACACTGTGATATCAATGTGATTATCACGGTGTAAGTATGACGAAGGTTAGAGACATAGCCCCATATAGCGTAAGAATGCCAGATAGCCTCAAGCGCGACCTGACCATAAGAGCATCGAAAAACGGACGCTCATTAAATTCAGAAATAGTTATGATCTTGCAAGCTGCTATTGATGAAGAAAAATCACCAAGATCAATAGAAGGTTTTGCTCAACAAGAATCTGAAAAATTTAGGGAGGCTCTTCTTAAGACTCTCAGCAGCATGTACGGAGAAGATAAAAAACCCACCTGACGGTGGGTTTTTCTTATTCTTTATCTTTTAAGTCTATGGTTCTTTGCCCAATAACCTTTTCATCTATGTATTTCTCATACTCTTCTCGAGTATCAGAAACCATTGCAATACCAGTAACCTTACCTATTTGGGTTCTAAGAGCCTTAACTCCAACCTCTGATAAAAACTGGTGTATTTTATCGTTTTTGCTGCCTTTCTCTTCTTTTGAAGTTTTTGCTAAATTAAATACCTTTCCTTCACTTCTGGCTAATGGGTAATAAATGTGATCTATCGTAAGATATTTAAACGCCCATGGTCGCCCTCTAACTGGTTTGTCTATACCATACAAACGATACCAATGCTCATAAAGTTCAGGGGTGAACTCTCTTTCATACTCACGAGCCTCTTCAGCAACATATCGCTTATATGCTTGAATTACCTCTTCTTTTGTTCTGTCATACCCTGCCAAAGCATAAACAAGCCCCTGAATGCCCGCCTTGGCTGATGCATCAATAATGATTCTGGCTTGCTTAGCAATCCCTTCCTGACTGGAAAGCAACTTACCTTCAGCTTTAGCATTAGAGATTGCTCGACATAAATCAATTAATATTGTTACATCGTAGCCATGTATTACAGGATTAGCTGGAGTGTTCGTGCCCGCCTGTTTGTATTGAAAAATAAGAGGATTTTCAAGTTTTGCCCTTAATTCATGCCCAATATACTGAGAAATAGTTTTCCCCTGAATAAACTTTGGCAACCTGCTGCCACCTTCGCCAAGACCAATCGCTTCTCCCATGCCTCTCTGGCTAATAACGGCAGTTTTGTTATCATCATTTAACACATAGCACTCAACATCAATCCCGAATTCATGCTGGAACGATCCCTTATGCGTGGCAATTAATGGTTTATCCTTCCATCTTGCAGCCGCTGCTTTCTTTGCTATTTCAGAACGCTGCTCTTTAGTCAGCGACTTTGCGCGAGCGATCCCGCCCTTAGCTTTCCCTTCACTACTTTTCTTTTCTGTCATAATGCAAGCACCTTGTTGTGATATATGCTTGCATTATATACACTGTACACACATACAAGCAAGCATAAAAACAAAACAAAATGCTTGCATTACAACCGCGCTACTCCAACTACACATTATCATCTGGTATCCTGCACAAAACTAAGGAGGTTGGTGTGCTTGAATGGTTTCTGTTGGCTGCATTAGTCGTTTCTGGTTTGGTGTATGAGTATCGAATGCACTCTCTAACAAAAAAAATAGGAATTCTAGAAAACGAATATTGTGCTCTCAAATCCTCACTGGAACGTGAGCAAGGGGACTTAAAAATCTCTCTGTCTAGCATTGAGCGTTCTATAGAGAGCTTAGAGGATAAGGTTGATCGTATAAAGAATGAGGATATTCATGATATTAAGGACGACATATCCTTCTTAAAATCTTGGTTGAAAAATGTTGGGAAAATTGCCACATCAACACGAGATAAGCTCAATCCATCCATGGATGACTAATTACTCCTGTGCCATTCCGCTTAGCGATGCCACAATTCCAGCTCTTGCTAAACGCTGGAACTCTTCGTTTCCTAGTGCCTCGCGTATTGCTTTTACGGCGGCCTTATTTGCCATAAATCTGCGTTCCGCCGCCGCTAATGCACCATCACTTGCCCCAACCTTAACTGCCTTTGTTGCCTCTTGAACAGCCTTTTCAATAGCGTAACGACCGCTTCTAGTTGCGGATAATTTCGCTATCGCTCCTTTTGCCATTGCATCAATTGCCCCACCTGCAGCGCCAACGGGCCATACGCGCCAGTTATTTCTATTGGGGCAGTATTCTTTGACCCGAATACCGGAGAAACAGGAGAAGAGTTCTCGGTAAATATCTCGCTTGAGTCATCAATGCGATATCGGGCGCGTCCTGACGCTTCAACGATTTTATGGTGGCTGGAACAGAGTGAAGAAGCCAGAAAATCGCTAACCAGCAACACTCAGGAGCTTTCAACGGCTCTTTCATGGTTATCTGAATTCATCATAAAGAACGCTAACCACAAATTCGTTCAGGTTTGGGGGAATGGAGCATCATTTGACTGCGTTATTCTCCGCAACAGTTATTCGCTGACAGGGCAGCCAGTTCCGTGGCAGTGGTGGAATGACCGCGACGTAAGAACAATCGTCGAACTTGGGAAGGTAATAGGATTCGACCCTAAGCGAGATATGCCATTCAAAGGAACTCGCCACAACGCGCTTGATGATGCCATTCACCAAGCCAAATACGTTTCAGCGATCTGGAAAAAGTTAGCTAAATAATCAACAGGAGAAAACCATGCCAGCGCCTCTGTATGGTGCGGATGACGCGCGCCGCTGTTCCGGCAATTCCGTATCGGAGGTGCTGGATAAATTCAGAAGAAACTACGATCGGATAATGTCGCTACCACAGGAAACGAAAGAGGAAAAGGAATTTCGCCACTGTATATGGCTTGCAGAGAAAGAAGAACGCGAGCGAATTTACCAGACATCAATCCGACCATTCCGCAAAGCCACATATACCCACTTCCCTGAAATTGACCCGCGCCTGCGTAATTACCGCTCACGCTATGGCGCTATCAGTAATGACTGAGGAATTAACAATGAAAACAATGAAGCTAAACATCGACCTCGGCAAATACGTTATTACCGGAACCAAACACGACCTGATTCTTAATGAAAGAGGAATTATCAAAGAAGGTGAGAATGCAGGGAAAGAAACACTAAGCCGTATCGGTTATTACAGCAAGTTTGAGCATCTGGTCAAAGAGTTATGCAACCGTGAAATCCTGTTATCTCAGGCGCAGACGCTACAGGATATTCAGCAGCATATCGAAACTTTAGGTATGTCACTTAGCATGGCTATTGACCAGTTCGTTGAGAGTAAATCATGAGAGGACTTGCATACAATCCCGGCATTCTTCCGGCAGAAATGATTATTCGCCAACGCGTAAAGCCAATGCCATCGAGAGAGGAATTGCTTAAAAGAAAGAGTTTCGGTTCTGTTAATGACAACAAATATCTGAATGCTATGTGGCGCAAAGGAGGCAACCAGTGAGTAATTCAGCACGACTACAGCTTGGTTTTTCACCGCTATCAAAAACTATCATGCTGGCAAAAATGCGCGATGTTGAAGGTGGACGTATGCGCGTTGGCAATGATCCAGGTCGTGATGTTACCAATGAGGCTGCTCAATTGGTGTGGCGACTGGTCATGGCTGAAGGTGGTGAGATCGCGCGGGAGCTGGATGATGGTTCTCGCATGGTGTTGAAGGCAGAAAAGCAGGAGGCAACCAGTGAGCCAGATTGATTATCAGGCACTGCGTGCTAAGGCAGAAAAAGCAACGTGTGGCGAGTGGTCGCTCGAATATGGAGAGGGCCGATTTGATGGTGATGATGCGCTAATTCATCGCGAGGCTGCTGGATATATTCCTATTTGCAGAATTGAAGGAGCGCATCCAGAAAGCGGTTTCGATGAAGATTTCCAAATGGAACAGCAGGCCAATGCTGAATTCATCGCCGCAGCCAATCCGGCTACCGTGCTGACACTGCTGGACGAGCTGGAAGCAGCAAAAAAGCGCATTGCAGAACTGGAAGCACGGGAAATATCGCTCCCAGAACGTAGCAGCATGCTTCATCGAACAGATTTTCACGAGGATTACCAAACGGTAATGGCATACAAAGTTTCTGAGGTCATCGCTGCAATCCGCGCCGCTGGCATTCGCATCAAAGGAGAGTGAGATGAACGGACAAATCTCAATTGTTCGACCGGGAGCATGTGACGATCGCGAGATACGAATGATTATTCGTCTGGCGATGGGGAAAACAATAACAGCTCTCATTACTCCAGAAAATCTCGCATTAGCTTTAACCGGAAAGTCAGACCTGCCAGTGGAGCTAAAACTGCGAAATGTTGAGATTAAGGTGAAATAGCCATGACCACTATTACCAAAGAACGTATTGAATTGTTCATTAAAGATCCGCTTGAAAACGGGCTTACTCGTGGCGAACAAATGGAACTGGCACGAATTGCACTGGCATCACTGGAACGCGAACAGATTCGCCACGAGCATGCCAAATGGTCTGACTCCACATTTGGCTGCGTTGGCCCCATTGGTCCGCTGAAACATCTCTCAAAAGAGGCTCTGGAAGCCGCAGCCGAACCTGACGATCTCAGCGAGTGGGCTGATATGCAGTTCCTGTTGTGGGATGCACAGCGCCGTGCTGGTATCAGTGATGCTGAAATTACCGCTGCTATGGAAGATAAATTGAAGATCAACATGAAGCGCCAGTGGCCTGAACCAAAAGATGGTGAGCCTCGCTTGCACATTAAAGAACCCGGCAACTCTCCGGTAACTCCGGATGGTTGGATAAGCTGTAGTGAGCGAATGCCAAGCGAAGAAGATGTTTTGGTTTATTGCTCAGACACAAAAGAGCAGATGGTAGGGTTTCACAAAGGTAAAGGGTTATTTCAATTCTTTTACATGAATGGTGTTGAGGGGGTATGTGAGCCGTCACACTGGATGCCGCTACCAGAGCCTCCACTTTGAAAGCGAAGCTTATACATATCTTTTACATCAGCAATCTATTGTTAATCTCCAATCAATGTTACGTTGTCATCTCACTCATGCTTTGGAGGTAGTGATATGTCTTGTCCAAAATGCGGTTCTGGAAATATTGCAAAAGAAAAAACAATGCGTGGATGGTCTGGTGATTATGTGTGCTGCGATTGCGGATACAACGACTCTAAAGACGCATTTGGAGAGCGTGGTAAAAACGAGTTTGTTAAAATTAATAAAGAACGCGAAGGCAACGAAAAAAGCTAATTTATTTATTCATATATTAAAACAATGTAACCAATATTCGAATTGAAGAACTGAAAGAACACCAAGCCGCCTGATGGCGGTTTTTTATTGCCTGATTTGCAGGTTCGATTCCCTATTCGGAGATAGCACTCATGCAACACGAACTACAACCTGATTCACTGGTTGATTTGAAATTCATCATGGCTGATACTGGCTTCGGTAAGACCTTCATCTATGACCGGATTAAGTCCGGCGACCTGCCAAAAGCCAAAGTTATCCACGGGCGAGCAAGATGGTTATATCGTGACCATTGTGAATTCAAAAATAAGCTCTTAAGCCGCGCCAATGGGTAAAATAGCGGGTAAAATATTTCTCACATCTAAAAAACACCATTCCAATCAATCCCCTGCTGCTTCAAGTAGATGTCTGCAGGGGACACCAGATACCCTTCAAACGAAATCTACCTTCACCCCGTAAAAGATAGGTTTGGCAGCACACTTGCCTTATATCTACTCATTTTTACTGCAACAGGTTGAAATCTCAGCACTGTCAGAAAGCGCTGATGACTAAACAGCCCTGGGCCGGGCGATGTAACCATCACACAGAATCCTGATAGCGAAATATGGCGTGACTCGATACTTCACTCCGCAATGCATTCCTTGATGAATTCGCAGGACCGTGATACACGGGACAGGTCGCTGAATGACGACAATGTCCTGGAAATCAGCGAACCGCGCATCTGAAGTACATTTGAGCGACTGTACCAGAACATGAATGAGGCGTTTGGATTAGGTGATTATTAGCAGGGCTAAGCACTTTAGTATTATTATTTTCCGGTTGAGGGATAGGGAGATATCGACAACAACCGGAAAAGTTTACGTCTATATTGCTGAAGGTACAGGCGTTTCCATAACTATTTGCTCGCGTTTTTTACTCAAGAAGAAAATGCCAAATAGCAACATCAGGCAGACAATACCCGAAATTGCGAAGAAAACTGTCTGGTAGCCTGCGTGGTCAAAGAGTATCCCAGTCGGCGTTGAAAGCAGCACAATCCCAAGCGAACTGGCAATTTGAAAACCAATCAGAAAGATCGTCGACGACAGGCGCTTATCAAAATTTGCCACGCTGTATTTGAAGACGGATATGACACAAAGTGGAACCTCAATAGCATGTAACAGCTTCACTAATGAAATAATCCAGGGGTTAACGAACAGCGCGCAGGAAAGGATACGCAACGCCATAATCACAACACCGATAAGTAATGCATTTTTTGGCCCTACCCGATTCACAAAGAAAGGAATAATCGCCATGCATAGCGCTTCGAGTACCACCTGGAATGAGTTGAGATAACCATACAGGCGCGTTCCTACATCGTGTGATTCGAATAAACCTGCATAAAAGACAGGAAAAAGTTGTTGATCAAAAATGTTATAGAAAGACCACGTCCCCACAATAAATATGACGAAAACCCAGAAGTTTCGATCCTTGAAAACTGCGATAAAATCCTCTTTTTTTACCCCTCCCGCATCCGCCGCTACGCACTGGTGATCCTTATCTTTAAAACACATGTTGATCATCATAAATACAGCGCCAAATAGCGAGACCAACCAGAAGTTGATATGGGGACTGATACTAAAAAATATGCCGGCAAAGAACGCGCCAATAGCATAGCCAAAAGATCCCCAGGCGCGCGCTGTTCCATATTCGAAATGAAAATTTCGCGCCATTTTTTCGGTGAAGCTGTCAAGCAAACCGCATCCCGCCAGATACCCCAGGCCAAAAAAGAGCGCCCCCAGAATTAGACCTACAGAAAAATTGCTTTGCAGTAACGGTTCATAAACGTAAATCATAAACGGTCCGGTCAAGACCAGGATGAAACTCATACACCAGATGAGCGGTTTCTTCAGACCGAGTTTATCCTGAACGATGCCGTAGAACATCATAAATAGAATGCTGGTAAACTGGTTGACCGAATAAAGTGTACCTAATTCCGTCCCTGTCAACCCTAGATGTCCTTTCAGCCAAATAGCGTATAACGACCACCACAGCGACCAGGAAATAAAAAAGAGAAATGAGTAACTGGATGCAAAACGATAGTACGCATTTCTGAATGGAATATTCAGTGCCAT